GTTATATATATGCAGAACTATTATGTCTACACATACAGGGGGGGTGAGGGTGCGACAAGTCGCAGACTTTTTTTGGGTTGGCGCGCTAGGGTACCTAGCACGCGCCCGCGCCTTAACCTATCGGTCAGGGCTGCCCACGAATGCGGGCCGTTAGTTTGTGGTCGCTCCGCACAAGGCTCCGCTGACAATGGTTTAACAATGGAGTGAGTACTGTATAAATTAACAGTAAATTAAATGTATACAATTAGTATGCTTTGGGTGTACCATTGCATTATGCAATGGCACGGGGTCATTGCCCAATTAGGAAAAAAGATGGAAAGAGAACAAATAGCAACAACGCTAATCGAAGCGCACGAGCGCGGACATCGCGCAGCGATATTCACGGATGAGCAGATGATTCAAGTTCAAGACCAAGACGGTCGAGTATTTGAACCATTCCCAATTTGCGGACACGCTTGGGTCAGAGTGAAGGGATTGCGTGGTAATAAACTTAAAGAGTTTAAAAAGCGCGGATTCGACAAATGCTTCAGCGGCGGACAAATGCTATTCGTGCATGGCTATGACCAATCGCATGATCGTAAAGCAGCATATGCCAGGGAATACGCTAAAGCTTTGCAGGAATGCGGATTCGATGCATGGTCAGAGTCACGACTCGACTAATCAACATGGGGGCGCGTCAGCGCCCCATCACTCCAAGGCAATAAGGAAAAAAGATGGATTTAGAAAGTAAAAGTCTAGGCGATATGGAAGCAGACATCAGCGAACTTGAAAAGACACTGAGAAAGACGAGCAAAACGTACCGCGAATTGTTGGCGCTCACTGCAGAAGTAGATCGTCTAACAATTGAAGCTAAGGAATTGGCCAGAACAGAACACAAAAATGCGTTCCAGCCATTCGCGTCGACGGTCATTCTTAAAGATGGGCGTACAGCACACTTTAAGCTTTCAATAGCAAATATGAAGGCAAAAGAAGCTTATTCCAAAAAGACATTTCTCATTAAATCAATATCGCCAGCCTAGTCGCCAGCGTAGCGCCCATCCATGTGGTGGGCGTTGCGATGCTGACCAGCATCATTTAAAATAGTAACCTCAAAGCAAAAGGAAAAGATATGATCTTTAAGGAATTGAACGAAAACGAAGCGAACGAATACCGCGAATGGGCACGCGAAAATCATCGTGCAGGGGATTTAATTAATGAAGTGTGGCACCCAGTAGTGCGCGCTGAATGCGCGAAGATTAACTGCAGCATAGAAGACACGGATTTTACCCACCTGCAAGGTGGATTCAATATGCCATATGCCGAACTGGTGCGAATACTGGGCGAACCCAATCGCAGCACAGACGGGTATAAGACTGATGCCGAATGGATGCTGAACTACAACGATGTTGTCGCCACCATTTACAATTATAAGAATGGCCCGAACTACACTGGTGAAGGCACCATCGAAGGCATAACAGAGTGGAACATTGGGGGGCGCGATATCAAAGCCGCCGCCGTCGTTCAATCACTTATAAATCAATAACACTAAACGGGGGGCATCGCCCCCCCATTCCCCCAAAGCAAAAGGAAAAAAGATGATACCGACTGAATCAATACTCATGGCCATATACTTATTATGCGGCCTAATCATTTCGGCTTTTGGCATTCTGCTTACAGGCTTTTACTACTTCGGTGAACTGACCATGCCTGGCATTTTTGCATGGGTGGCACCGCTCATGATACCGCTCGGCATTGTGACCATCATCGTCGGCGAAAGGGAGGCGCGATAACCAACACGGGGGGCTTCGGCCCCCATTTTTTTGCCCGGCCCCACCGGGGCGGAGCTCCCTGGACCTCGAGCTGCGCGAATAAATATATACAAAAAGCGCAGGCCGCAAGCGGGCCGCAAGTAAGCATATAGAAAAGGCCGAAGGCCGCAAGCGGGCGCAAGTACCAGGGACGCAACGCGCTTGTGTACCCTGGTCGATTTGCTATAATTGAAACCCCAAAGCATAAAGGTGAAACGATGATTAAAAAACTATTGGATACCGCGAAGAAAAGCGGCAACACCAAGGTAGCGAAAACTGGCGCGAAGCATTCGCCATTAGGTGATGTCCGCATGGCGCAGCTGTCGATGATGCCCGACAACATTTTATGCGCTGGCAGCAAAGCTGCCGGATGCATGGACGATTGCTTAAAGTCTAGCGGGCTGGCTGCAGTCTATGCGAGCGTGAACAAAGCGCGGCAATCGCGCACCGATTACTGGCACGCTGATCAGTTTGGCTTTATCGATCAGATCTCACGCGAGCTAAGAAACTTTTCCAAAACATGCGCCAAGCAAAACGTTAAGGGCGTTGTGCGTCTTAACGTGTTGTCCGATATCGCATGGGAAAAACACGGGATACCGCAGCAGTTTCCCGAACTATTCTTTTACGACTACACCAAGCGCGCAAACCGACTCGGCAAAACACCACCAAACTATAAGCTAATGTTCAGCTATTCAGCGCGGCACCAGTACCGCAAGCAGGTACTGCAGGCAATCTGCCATGACGTACCCATCGCTGCGGTATTCAAAAACGGCATGCCCGACGAATTCCTAGGTCGCGAGGTTATCGACGGCGACCAATCCGATTTGTGGAACGTGCACGCGGGAAAGGTCGTTGTTGGTCTCAAGGCAAAAGGTCCAGCTAAACACAACACCAACGGGTTCGTGGTCGATATGAACGTGATCCCGTCATTCACGGTGGGCGCATAGCCCACCACCTGCCCCTGGTCCTACGCCGGGACGCGCCGGGAGGGACCAGGCCGACCTCGAGCGGAGCTCCCGCAGCCCGCGCACGCAAAAGGCCGCAAGCCCGCAAGCACCCAAGGCCGCAAGCACTGAATATATATACATGCCCCTAGGCCGCAAGCACGAGGCCGCACGGGGGCGCAAGGCCGCACCCACCCAAACGCCCTAGGCCGCACGCAAACACGCTGAAATCAAACGGTGTTGCCCCTGTGGGAGGGGGGTGGAGCGATTCACCCACACAAATACAGCACATTTTATAACGGCAAATAAAAAGTATTGATATCGATACTGCATTGCATTACTCTTGGCTTTCGGCTGGTCGTTCTGTGAGCGGTGGCCGAACCCAAAGCAAACTAAAATTAAGGATCAATGATGACAAATACAAACCCTTGGCAACCTGCCGACAACCCCACGCTTGACGCCTTTGGCCGTCGCTATCCGATTGAGTTGAAGAACATCAAGTTCAACGCTCACTTCACTCGTGAGACTCACTGCTTCAGTGCAACCGTGTACTTCAATGGCGAAAAGGTCATGAAGGTTGAGAACGATGGCAATGGTGGGGCGCACCATTTCTATCCGCTGCGAGGTCAGAGCACTGAGTCATTCAGAACCATGTTGGCTGAATCATGCAAAGAGGCTTACGAATCTTTGGGCGATGACATCCGCGAACGATACAAGTCGATCTTGATAAGAGGTGATCACGCTCTGGACTTTTCACTTGAATACGTTGTGACTGAATTGCTCAACGAGCATCTATGCTTGAAAGAAATGCGCAAGAATCTCAAGTCTAAGATCACGATCTTTGATGAGGGAGACGGCAAGGTTTATCAGTACAAGATGAAACCGCTTGCGGCGAACATCAAGTATCTCAAATCAATCATCGCCGACAAGAACGAAGGCGAGTCCTATGTTTGGCTCAACGACATCCCTGAACACGAAGCCATGGTCTATTGGCGCAGAGCGGAGGGTTAATCATGCCGAAGTATGAGATAGAAATAATCAAGACCATCGCCGAGCGTTTCATCGTGACGGCTAATGATGAGGACGAGGCTCAAGATATTGCCATGGGCGGTGATCTCCAGCCTGACTACACCAAGTTTGGTGAAGAGATCATTGATGTGGAGGCCGTCGATGAAAGTCCTTGACCTATTCTCAGGCATAGGTGGCTTCTCATTAGGGCTAGAGTGGGCAGGAATGTCCACTGTGGCCTTTTGTGAGCGTGACCCCTACTGCACCACCATACTCAACAAACACTGGCCTGACACACCCGTGCACAACGATGTGAGGAACTTAGATGGAAAAGAATACGCCGAATCAATTGACCTTGTGGCAGGAGGATTCCCCTGTCAGCCATTCTCAGTCGCAGGAAACAGAAGGGGGTCAGACGATGACCGCCATCTCTGGCCTGAGATGCTTAGAATCATCCAAGAAGCCAAACCACGATGGGTCATTGGAGAGAATGTTTTTGGCCTCATCAACATGGCACTCGACGATGTGCAAGCTGACTTGGAGAGAGAACACTACGAAGTCAGGAAATTCGTACTACCGGCTGTTGCCGTCGATGCGCACCACCGAAGAGACAGAGTCTTCATCATCGCCTACCGAGACCCAGCTTTGGTCAACGCCAGCAGCGAACACGGGCGGAGGGATACCGACAGACGCAGCGGAGCGGGGATGGAAATGGGAGGGGACGTATTGGCGCAGGCCAGACGGCACCAAGTATCAGACGCAACTGATCGACCAAGCACGCATGTGGCCCACTCCCACGGTGAAGGGCAACTACAACAAGAAGGGTTTGAGCGCAAAGTCGGGCGATGGTCTGGCGACAGCGGTGAACAAGGCTCGCATGTGGCCGACGCCTATGGCGAGGGACTACAAAGACACGGGCAAGAACACCAACTACGAGGCTTTGGCCAAGAAGGGCAAGCTGGCGGGAGCGGTGATGTGGCCTACACCAATGGCACACGAGGCGAGGTTGGGATATCAGGACAGGAGTCGTGGCAAGAAGGGCACGCAGGAGAGTCTCACCACCAAGGTGATCAACAACTTAGGAGGTCGCCAAGAGGTGAGTGGCCAGCTGAACCCAGAGTGGGTCGAGTGGCTGATGGGATTCCCAATCGGGTGGACAGAATCAAAGGACTAGGCAACGCCGTTGTGCCTCAACTCATTCAAGCAATCGGTGAGCTTGTGCTCGCCGCAGACAAGGAGATCTACGGATGCAAATAAAATTAAATCTTAATGGGAACTGGGCTTGTCTCAAGGATTGCTGTTACATCATCGAAGTACCTGATGGCTCTGACTTTCTCAAGACATTCCAAGCCATCACCAAAGCCATGCGCGATGAGTGCATCTACGAGGATGAGATTCAATCGATCACTTTTGATGGTGATCCGTCATGACCTCAACACGCGGAGGCATGCGTGAGAACTCTTCTGGCCTGTACCGTCACAAGAAGATGCGGACGCACACATGTGAGTGGTGCGGCAAGAAGTTTGAGACCATGCAGAAGGTAGGCAAGTTTTGTTGCAGTGCGCACAAGTTGAAGGCGCACCGTGCATTGCTTGCCATGAAGAATCGTAAACGCCTGACGGACATTGCTCGCAAGGGCAAGCACTTCAGGCTTCACTTTGGTAACCAACTAGAAGTAAGGATAAAAAGATGATTGATCGTGGTGATGAAGACCGTGTAAACCCTCGTGCGCCGTTCAACCAACCGGATGAAGACGTTGAGCTTGAGCAGTTTGTTGTGACCGTAGAGTTCTTTGTGAAGTCAACGGATCATGAGACTGCATGTAACGAAGTTGAGTTTGCGCTGAACAAGAGCAACGTTAACGATTTCTTTGAACCATGGCAGATAGGAGATGTTGAGCAGATCTAGTCTTCGTCTGGGTCTTCCTCAATCTCTTCGTACTCGGCGTATTCGTATTCGTCTTCGTCGTAGTCCTCCCCCTGGTCCACTTGTTCGTACAGGTGAGGCGCGAGTTGGTTGTTATCAATGAGCGCCTGCAGCCGGGCTTCGACTTCTGCTTTGTCCATTTGGTCGATGCGCCCGTGCTTGATCTCTTTCTTGTCAACAAGCAAGCCTGCAAGTTTTGCTCTGCCCATTTCTGCAGTGACGGCTGCACCATACGATCCGTCTTCCATGGCAGCGTTACGGATCTCGAGCAGATCACGCGCAACCTTCTCGTAGGTGATCTCAAATTTTTTCTGCTCGCCCTCTTGGAGCTCCCGAATCTTTTCTTGGATATGCGCATAGCGTGGGTCATGCAAGAGCGTGGTCGCAACCTGTGCTGGGTGTGAGTACCCTGCTCTGTGCGCGCACTCTGTATTTGTCAGATCGTTGTACACATACAGCTGCACGAACTTCTGTTGCTTCTTGCTCAGAGGTCTGCTTTTAAACTTCGCAATCGCATACCTCTTGGGGTTCGCAAGTATGTCTTCATCGGGTTCCAAAGCTACGTCAGTCATTCGTTTTTTTCCATGCTTCAAAAAATTTTTTTTGCTTTTCCAATCCTAATTCTAAAGGGGGAGAAGGGGTATCCCGAAGGGGAGATATTTAATATATCTCTCCCCCTCTTTAGAGGTGCACCTCGTGCACCTTGCACTACCCTTATAAATCAATGACTTAGGTAGGGGTAGGTGCAAGGTGCACGCAGGTGCACGCTGCACCTCGTGCACCTACCCCCACCTTGTTATAAATCAATGACTTAGACCACTTATCCACAGGGGTAGGTGCAAACGGCAAACACCCCCTTGCACCTACCTCTTTTGCCAAAAGTCGAGCCACCCCGGAGCTAGAATTTACTTTAACTTTCGCTCCTAAGTTCACTTCAACTCCTTGTCGTTTGCCCTGCATCTGATGCAGTAATACTGCCCGTTCCAAGCGATGTCTGGGATGTCCTCGCAGGCGCATCCGATCACCTGTTTGAGGTTTGCCAGAGCCACAGAGGTGGGTTCCAGGGGCACATCTTCCCACTCGTACTCCACTTCTAGCTCCACGGCTGCACGCCCATTGACTTCTCTATGATGGGCCTACAATAGCTGTTGCTGTTGAGGTATCCCAACGTCAGAGCCTGGCGTATGCCGTCGTCTGTGAGTTCAATATCTATCTGTGTGACCATACCTGCGAAGCTTTCATCCCAGTTTGTTTCCGCTTGGGCCACCACTTCATCTGTCAGCGTGTCATCCTTCTCCAGATCCGCATCGATCTTATCTGACAACCATACCTTCAGCTGCGCGAGATCTTCTTCTGAGTCCGCGTACACGATCCCGTACTTGCCTCCCGTATTCACCTGATATATCTGCATACCTAATCCTCTTATCTACTCTTCTCTACTCTTCGCTAATTCTTTCGCCAGCTTCCTGATATCTGCGTTGTTCTTGCTGATTGCTTTGGCCAGTGCCTGCAGTGATTCTGACATGTCTTTGTTCGCTTGCTCCAGCCCAGCGAACTTACTCATTAACTTTGGGACGGAGCCGACTGCTTCTTCTACCGTGTCATCGTCCACGTTCATCTCAATCGTTACCTTTGCCATCGACTCTCTCTTTGTCTATCATCAGTTTGTGAGGGGTTCCTTGCCCTCGCATCCAAAGATGATCTCTTAGTTGCTTTGGGGGTCACCTA